CCTTAATACAGGTTGAGAGAATCGGACTAGATAGTCCCAGGCTATGTTTTTAGCTTGGCTATAGTAAGGGGCAATATAAGCATAGCGCCCATCTGGCTTATCGTCCATTAAGGCTTTATAGATTAAGTCATTAATACAGAGAACAGTCTTACCGCACCGTCTATGGGCTACTATTACCGACCATCTCTCTTTTCTATCGTGGAAATCCTCAAAGACTTTACGAGGGCAATAGTCCATCTCAACCTCTAATACTCCCTCACTCATTCGGGTCTTTTCCAACTGATTACCATACGCTGAGGGGCTGCCTCATCTCCAACACTTTCCACCCTAGCTAATTTGGGGAGGTGATACTCCATCACCGCTTGCAACATGAGAAAGGCTTTCTCTGGATTAGGCGGAACAATCCACACGATGTCTCCGTTTTTATCGTATCTGATACAACCTTCTTTATCAGTCTTAGGAATACCAGAGGCAACTTCCTCCAACCAATGCTGCATCCTGGGGCTGTTCTTATCTACGAATTTAGCAATGGCCTCTTTAGCAATAGCGGTGTGTTTATTAACAGCACCAACTGGCCTTCCTTTTCCAGCATTCGGAGGCATTCTTTTCTTTGGTTTAACTATTGAGCCATCTTGATTTATGGTGATGATTTCAGATTGATTTGTTTGGTTTTCAGCCATTCTTTATAACTTTCAGCAATTAAGGAATTAACGCATTTATAAGTCATTGATTCTATTGAGTGCAATATATCACAATTTGTATAAATACAACAAAACAAAATATATTTGTAAACATAGGGTAAATCCTAATATACTTCATGTAACGCAACGCTACAATTCATTNATGCAGTACATTTCAACGCAGTATTTAAAGGGGAAACAAATGGAAATGACATCAAACCTATGCAGTAACGCAACACGCAAGATTGGTCTACTAATCACTAAGGCTTCAGAGTTAGACATGGACTTGGCTTGTTATGGTGTAGCAGATGAAAACACTTCTAGCGGTAATGTCTATTTATGGTTAGAAGATTATCCCTTCACACTCTATATTGGTTTAGGGTCTGACTCTATCTATGCTGTATGGGCTAATTCTGATAATGGTGATGAAGTAGATATGCAAGTCACTTCTACTACTAGATTAGATGACCTTCTTCAATGGTGTGATGGTTTAGGGGTAACAGCATGAAGAATTGGCACATGGTGACATTGTTGGGCTTGCTTTTCTTGGCGGCGCAGCTTATCTGGCACTTAACATCTAAGGGAATTATCTAATTAAACGCAGTTTAAGGGCTATTTCAGCCCATTTTATCAAGGGGGAATACCATGCAACACAATATAAAACTAGCTATCTATGATGCAGATGCTGGCAGGGAAATCCACTCAATTAAGCCTATGGATAATTGGCTTAAAAAACTAGATGCTATCCACCAGCTTATGCAATACGCAAAAGATAACAGCATTCAGGGGTGGATAAACGAGTACGACCTAAATTGGTCTAATACTCAATGCGCCAATAAACACGAACTATAAGGGGAATAATTATGCGATATGAAATCCAAGCAAGTACATTTAATTGCGTAGATGGTGGGGATTGGGTACAGGTCACGCACGGCAAAACCATAGAACAGGCTATTTTAAAATTTAGACTGTATTTAAAGGAAGTTCCAGCCCATTACAGGCCGTTCAATATTCATTCAACAATTAAAGTGTACAACCGTACAGAACAGCGCTTTGTTGCAGATTATTACATTTAAGGGGGTTTTATGAACAAAGAAAAGCTAGTAAAGGAAATAAGGGAGGTTCTAGACGCTATTGAGGCGGACTTAGACCCATTCGCTAGGGGTGACTTAGGGCGCTACTCTAGCTATTTAGCAGAGAATTGCTTGGATTTACAGGTTTTAATTGCTGAACTACTAAAAACAGGGGAATTCAAATGACTACCAAAAAATTACCAACACCTAAAAAACTGACCAAAGTAGAGGAACTGCAGAGGCGGGTTTCCATTCTAGAATCTGCCCTTTATCAAGCCTTTACCGATTATGACGAAATGCAGACCATGATAATTATGTTAAGGGAATGCACCAAAGGGGAAACCTTTAGTAAGTATTGGGTGCATGACTATTGTCAAGCGATGATGACGAACTCTATAGCGAATCAGCATCAAATGATGGATAACGCAGGTCTAGACGATTATTAACTAATATAGGGGGTTCGCCCCCTTTCTTTTTGCGGGGAATTTTAATATGGTCTATGACCTTAGGGGATGGCGCACATCCCTAGGACTTACTCAGGAGGCTGCAGCCAATTTATTAGGCGTGCATAGGGTTACATACACACGATGGGAAACAGGGGCGCAGAACCCCCCTAAACTCATCGCTATGGCGTGCCTACAATTTAAGCAGATAATGGGTAAATAGGGTATTACATTTTCTAGGGGGTTTTGGAATTCTCATATCCATTTGGAATTTGTTTGACTATCTCATTTTCCGTAGGGTATTGGAATTTTGATAGTCATTTGGAATTTAGCCAACAATGTCGGGGTCGTGGTTCTTGTTCATTGCATCCATTAAAGCCTGTTTGCGCTTCATGCGTTGGTTAGCTTTCTTGTTAAGAATACCGCTATCGTCTAATTCCAATGGAGGATTATGGTCTTGACGCTTTTTCTGCTGCTTCTCAAGCGTTGATTCTTTGTGCGGGCGCAGCATAGCATTTTCTGGGGGATAACTTCTTGTCATGTGTTTCATTGCATATTCTCCATATATCTTGCTATGACTGCTTTTCTAAGTTCATCACCACGCATATTGCCAATGTCTTTAGACCTAGCAATAGCGTCTTTTACTGCTGATTGTTCATTTGCGTATGCTTTGTAAGCATTTGGTGTTTTCATCACATTTTTGCGGATTTCGTTCATTCCGCCAAAAGTGTCTGGATTGTTAATTTGACCATTATAAATGGTTGGCACATTGTACATAGCATTGGCCTGTGGCAAGCCTAATTCTTTACCTGTAGCAGTCATGCTTAATTCTGTGTGTGGCTCGTAACCTTTTGGGTCAAATACTATAGGTCTTTTAAGGTCAATAGGCGCACCAGTAGAATCAACTGTAGGCTGCATACGCAACATTCTAGCTAATTCATTGAAGTCCATTACATATCTTTCATCTTTTGGCGAATCATGTCTTTTCTGCTTGGTTTAGCAGTTTTGGCGGATTCTTTAAAGTCTTTGGCTGTTGGCGCACCTTTACTGCCAGGCTTACGCATTTTCTCGCCAGAACCCGCAGCTATGCGTTTTTGCTTTGCATGAATATTAGCGTACAGACCAGGTTTCATTAACAATTCCAATTTCTAAGTGATGCTTTAGCCCGTTCAGCAGGGCCTTTAGCATGGGCTACTACACCCTTCATTCTAGCGCAAAATGAGGCTTTTCTGCCTTTATCTGCGTCTGATTTAGGATGTGGTGCAGGTGGCTTTAAGTTGCTGTTGTTCTTGGCGTTATATTCTGCACGACCTTTGGCGGTCATTCCAGCACCCTTGTCTGTAGGGTTGTAAGTCTTACCTTTACCCGTAGTTTTATGCGGGATAGACTTATCATGCGTATCCATTGCGCTACGGATTTGGTCTTGACGACTCATTAAAACTCCTTGAAGTGTGCCTCTATTTTATTACACATTTCTTGAAGTTTCTTTGGAAAGTCTTTACGCATTTGAATTATTTTTGGTCTAAGAGTTTTAATGTTTTCTTTAGCTTCTGCCACTTCTTCAAGGTCAAGACTGTATACCCAGAACTTTCCTAATTCAGCTTCTTGTAGCCAAGGAAAGTGTTTAGTTAAGAAATAAGGCATTGCACCACACAATGCGGCATCCGTACTGGTAGCACTCATTTCATCATAGGTAAAGAAAATACGGGTTAATTGCAGGATTTTGGCTAAATCTTCTTTTCTTTCAGGCCAATCCCTCATAATCTCAACGCAATCCTTGAGTGGATGGCATTCTTGTCTAAGATGACCTTTACCTACATAAAAACTATTAAATTTCTTTGGTACATCACTAGGTTTAAATATGTTTAGTTCAGTAATGGGATAAAACAATACATCGCAGTCTTTAGCATAAGTCTTAGAAAACGCTAGTTTAAAGTCTGTGGGTTGCCATGCAATCGGTGTGCCGTTAAAGAAATCTTCGGGGGCAAGTAGGTATCTAACTACTTTTTTAGCTTCTAAGGGATTACCCCTACATCCTTCGGGATAAATCACAATAGCTTCAGGGTCATGCCCTAGTGGGGTATTCCAGTCAAAATTAATTCTATAGGGTGGCTCATAAAATGAGATAGTAGCCGTGTGACCTATTTCGTTTAATGCGTGGCACAAGTAATGACAGTACCAAAGGCCACCGCTTTTATTGGAATATGGCGGTACTGCTACCGTAAACTTCAATTCTAAGAATTATCCTTTACATATTTAGCATAAGATTCTTCTAACTTAGCTTTACGCTTGCCTTTAGCATGGGTGCGTTCTTCATTCAATGCAATAGCCAATGCTTGTTTCTTTGGCTTTCCCGCAGCTACCTCAGTTTTGTAGTTTTTACCTACGCTTTGGGCTGACCCTGATTTGTCCATTGGCATGATAATTCCTTACTTGAGGTATTTGAGTTTGTAGCAGGTTGAATCAATTAATTGTTGTATTTCGGCAACAATATTGATTAATTCTTGTTTTTGTGGCAAATCTGCATTAGCTTCGCCTACAAAATTCTTTAATGATTCCATATATTTAAGTGCGTCTTTAGGCTGATGATAGACGCTTGGGAATTCTTTGACCTGTTCATAACAGCCCATATAGGCTTCTACATAACTATCTACCAAATCCACAATACTTTCGTAGTATTTGCCTAATGCTTTATGCTGAGAATAAGAGTTGGTTGACCAATGGAAAAAGTGCGTGTTGGTTGCGCTATGCAACAAAGTAGCAGCAAACATAGCAACATTTTTGGTTTCAGTCATAAATCACTCCATTTTTAATGATTTTAAAACATCTATGGCTTCTTCGCTTGAATTTACCCTGTATAAATGACCACCTTTCCAAGCAGCTATAAACTTTATTTGTTCTGGGGTAAAAACTTTATGTGCGCCATCTTTGACTTCAATTAAAATAGTATGCCCCTCATAAGCTACAAGTAAATCTGGTATTCCTTTACCGACCATGTGCAATAAGTAGACATCTGCACCATAATCTCGTAGCGTTTTAACAACATCCTTTTGATTTTTATCAACTTTTTTGATATATGCCATAGTTTTGAGTTAGTATTCAGTAACTTATTGATTATAGGGGAACAAATTGAAAATCCTGTTGCTTGATATAGAAACTTCACCTAATGTAGCGCATGTGTGGGGAATCTGGCAGCAAAATGTAGGGCTTTCTCAACTTTTAGAGTCATCATACACAATGTGCTATTCAGCCAAATGGCTTGGCGAAAAAGACATTTACTTTGACTCTGTACATCAAAGTACCGCTAAATCGATGCTAAATGGCATTCACACCCTTTTAGATGATGCCGATGCAGTATGCCATTACAACGGCACAAAGTTTGATATGCCTACTTTAAACAAAGAATTCTTGCTACATAAAATGACGCCACCCCCACCAATGAAACAAATAGATTTACTAAGGGTGGTTAAAAGTCAATTTCGTTTTCCTAGCAATAAATTAGATTATGTGGCACAACGCCTTGGTCTTGGCAAAAAGAAAGACCATGAAGGCCATACGCTGTGGATTAAATGTATGGCTAATGATAAAAAAGCGTGGGCAACCATGAAAGAATACAATATTCAAGATGTGTTATTGCTTGAAAAATTATATAACCGCTTAAAACCTTGGATTAAATCACCATTAAATCATGCTTTGATGAAAGACAGGGATGGTTTTGTATGCCCTACTTGTGCAAAGCCAAATTTACAAAGCAAGGGATTTAGATACACTACTACTGGGGCTTATCAACGCTATCAATGTAAATCCTGCGGCGCTTATTCAACTGACACTAGGACTGTAATACCTCACGCAAAACTTAAACATTTAGCATGAAACTAACGCCTGCAATTATTCGTAATTTGTATTCGGCAATTTATTGCATGAAACCATTTGACAGATGGGCCATGCCATTACCTGAAGAAATTGAATTTATTGTGGATAAAGATAAAGAGGTAATGGGTACTTATTTATACGATACAGGCGAAGATTACGAACATACGATTACTATTTCTTCTGCTAAGTGTGGTCATCTTGACACGGTAATTCGGGTTCTTTGCCATGAGTGCATTCATATGAGCCGTCATCGCACAAATAAATGGACGCACCATGATAAGGAGTTTCGTAATAGAGCCTTCCGTATTTCGTCTGAGTTAGGGTTTGACCCGCTAGAATTGTAGCTTCAACTGCCAATCGGTCTGCCGTAGTGAATGTCGTCATCGCTAAATATCCTCTCCAAGTTTTTTACTTTGTCGTTCCAGCAACTCCTCACAGGATATTCCCCATTTTTTTTCAAAACCTTTGACACCCATTCGGTGAATACTATCGTTTCCGTTCCTATGATGCTCAGGGCATAGTGCAAGCACAGGGGATGCAGACCGAACATTTCCATATCTGCGTACATGATGGAGTTCTGCCTGGCTGCCTTCAAACCCAAGGACTTCGGAGCATAAAATACATCCGAGGTTTGCAATCTTATCGAGTGACTTCTTTTCATGTTTTGTAGCCATCAGCTATTTCGTACCATAATTTATACCATTCTTTAAAAGACCCAAACCCTAAACCGCATTTAAAAGGTTTGCCGTCTGTGGTGTATTGCCAAAACTCTTGTATGTTAGTGCCGTTATCTGTATCACCTATGATAACAACAACCATAAACTTAGGAGTAGCTGCCAATGCTTGCAGTAAGCGTTTTTGGCCTTCACTTACTTTTTCGCCAGGTCTTTTCCATTCCATGATTAAAAAGTGACCATTGCGTTCTGCAATACCATCTACATTACTAGGTACAAACGCAGGGTTTGCGGTAATTAGCCCTTTAAACTCTGCATAGTCTGTATGCGTAGCAAACATATTACGCATTAGCTTAACCAAGTTTTCCTCACCTGGTCATAAGTAGCAAACTCTAGCTTAATGGTTTCTTCTGCTAAATCATGGGCTATTTTGGTAGCTGTTTCATATTTGTTTTTAAGGGTAGCGTTGTGATAGCATTTAAGTAGCTTTTGTATACGCAGGTAGTTTTCAGAGTAGTCTGTCATTTCTCTTGTGCCTTTCTTAGTATTGCTCTAGCAAATTCAACATCACCATTCCATCTATGCTGATGAGCCAACTCTTTAATTTCTTCTTCGGTTAATTCACGCATATGTTTATACATACAGTAAACAATCTGTGCTTCATCGCATTTACGGCAGATTACTCTGACCTCATGTTTCATTTCTCTTGTGCCTTTCCGATTGACTCAGTAGTTTCGTGGTATGTAGTTCTTCCATCCCATTTTGTAGTGATGCCGTACTTTGCTTCAACTTCTTGCGTAAAGTCAGATAACCTTTGTAATGCTGCTTCTTTTTTCAACGCTTCTATTTCAGCTTCTTGTTTTTCAATAATGGTTACTAAATCCCATTTATCAACAATCAATCCGTTCTTTAGCTTTTTGCGTAACAGTTTGGCTTCAACCATTTTCTTGTGCCTTTCTTAGTATTGCTCTAGCAAACTTATGCCAATCAAATATGGTGCAATCTTCACTAATCCAAAACTCATCACATAAAGCAAGCTCTTGTATTTCCTCATCTGTTAGTTCTTTTACTGGATGAACATTGCGATATGCTTGTGAATAAACACCCTCACCATTAGCAATAAATTGATAGCATGGATTACATAAATCGCCTGTAAAACCGCCTTCATTTTTATGGTTTTCGCAATCTTTCACAACGCATTTTTTTTCTTTTACTGGATGGGTATAGAGTGGAATATCACCATCAAACTGCTTGGTTTTGGTTACGCTTGTAGATACATCCATGTCTAATTCTTTAGGGTCTATCCACGCTACTGGTTCATTGTTCATTTAGTCATTCTTTCAATGTTACGGTTTGTTGCTGATTCTGTACGCCAGGCTTCAAATCTCATCTTGGCTGCTTCCAACTGCCACCTAAGCGCTTCTGTTTCCTCAGTCGCAAGACCAATGGCCTCACATAACTCCTGATAAGCCTGCGATTTATACGCATCCATCTCTTTGCCCCCAATCGTTGTTGCTTCTGACTTAGACATTTCAATAGCTTTAAGGCTATGTTTAAATGCCTCGAATTGTGCGAGGTTTCCCTTTGCCTTTGCATAATCTGGCGCTTTCTTGAAAATGAAGTCGATTGCATCATTTGGGTCATAGTCTTTCATTTGAGGTTCATCCATAAACCGATTTGGGCTGCTGCGTAACCTAACCATATAAATGCGTTAGATGGCGACCCTTTAAAGTATTGTGCAAGGCCTACTACTAAATACCCAAGCCCTGTTGCTGCGACAATGTATCTTTCAATATCCATTTTCCCCATTCTCCCCTGTTTCCTAAAGCATACTGCTGTTGATAATCCGCAAAATATTGGTGTAAAACTTGTTTACCAATAATGTATTCTCTAAACCACTTTAAACCTTTTTTGTGTCGTAAATTACACAAAAATCTTACAGCACAGCGATGTTTAGCTTCCTCATACATTTTTGTTTTAAGCTGTCATAAGAGTCGTAACCAGTACCCAAGACACCCAACTCCCTTGCTTTAGCTTCAATACCTTCGTTAGAAAACATCCACTTTTTGTCAATCTTTTCTTTCTTAGGTTCTATTACTAATTCATCTTCCCATCTTTCCGCATTTAACCATGTAGAAGGATGGGGGATAAATTCTAACTCAGTTTCTTTTGTTCGCCAGTATTGGCAATGTGTGTCAATAGCTTTTGCAGCCATAAGTTGTTGTTCTGCGGAAAGTTTTGCCCAGGCTTTTCTTGCAGTTGCTTTAGCAATTTTTCGTGGATATAAAGACCAGAATTCATCAAACATTACTCCCCCTGTTGAAATACTTGTTGTTGGATGATTACAGTTTCTTATTATTTTGCGGGGATGTCACTAAGTAATTTCCCTAGTGTTGTATTAAAGGTACTAGATACTTATAGTCTTTAAATAATACTTCCAAGAGGTTTAAGCACACCTAGCCTACCTAGGTTTGCCTTCAAATGCTTCCATTGAGGAATCGCATCACCCGCCAGTCGTTCATGGTATAGGCACTAGCTTCGCCACCTATATTGCGCTGTTTCAACCATTACCCCCAGTAGCGCTATCAATCCTATCCCCTGGTATGTCGTTAGAGCCTCGAGATAGGAAAATGAGTTTACTCCTCCTCAGAATCCTTTTGCAAGCCGAATGCGTTGTTTTTCAGCAACTCAGGCCAAATTAAAAAATAATTATTTGGAAATAAGTCTTGACGGGTAACTAAACCATGACTTTCAGTTTCAATCCTAGCGCCCAAAAACATAAATTTATCGCTAGGTATACCTCTAATACGCCAGTTGGAAACGGCTGCTGGGTCAACTTTGCACATTCTAGCTACCTTTGCAGTACCACCTAACAGGTCAATAATTGCTGTATCTGAAAGTTTTAATTTTGTGTCCATTCACGAAGTTTAACTTAAATGTTGTTTATTTGCATAGGCTTTGCTTTTTTTGTTTTCTTCTGTTAATATTCTTTTATAGCAATTTTGCTATGCCATTCAAGGGGATTTAAATGGGTGAATTAAACCAATTAATGTTAGAACACGAAGAATTTTTAGAGTCATCGTTAGATGACATGGAGTTTGGCGGTGAGTTAAGCCAAGCGCAAGTAGATTGCATACGCCAAGCGTGCGGCAAACCAAAACACAATGTAGTTCTTAAAGAATTATTTAATGACTTTGGCACAATTTTTGGAGGTGCAAAATGATTAAAGCATTTGATGTGCGTTGGTTAGAACATGATGAAACAGTTATTACTTATTCATCTGAATTTCAAGAACAGGATTGGCTTATGAAAGCTGACATTCTTAAAGATGCAATAGGAATTTTGACAGAAGAATATGATGCTGTTTTGCACAAACATAGGGAGAAAAATAATGCAACAGTCTGAAAGCATTGCTAACTTAGCAAAAGCACTATCAATCGTACAAGGGAAACTAACCTATGCTGTTAAAGACTCTGCTAATCCTTTTTTCAAAAGTAAGTACGCTGATTTGGAGTCTGTGTGGGATGCTTGTCGCAGTTTATTGGCTGAAAACGGCCTCTGTGTTATGCAATTCCCTGGCGAGTTTTTTGAAGGATGTATGTCGTTAAACACAATACTTTCTCATTCATCTGGCGAATGGATTGGTCAAGAGATGTCTGTACCTGTTACAAAGCCTGACGCACAAGGCGCTGGGTCGGCTTTAACTTATATGCGTAGATACGCATTAGCAGCAGTAGTAGGAGTAGTACAAGCAGACGATGATGGTAATGCCGCTTCGTCACCTAAACCCGTAGTAAAAGCAAAGGAAATTTAATCATGGCTTATGTACCAAAAGAAGGTTCTGGGAGTTTATTTAAAAATGACCGCAAAACGACTGAAACTCACCCAGACTATACAGGCAGCATTATGGTCAATAACCGTGAATGTTACTTATCTGCGTGGGTTAAGGAAGGCACAAAGGGCAAGTTTTTTAGCGTATCTATTGGCAAAGAAAAACAACCTAAAGGGTTTACTCCTAACGGTAATGCTGAGATGCCAAAAAATACCATTGAAGATTCAGACCTACCTTTTTAGGAGATAGCCATGCTAAGTCATATCAAAGATGTTATTAAAGATAAAGCTACAATTTCTACAGAACCTTTTGGGGTAGATGAAGAAAGGCAGTTAATATCATTTGAGGTTAATGACTTAGCTGCCATCATCAGGGATGTAATACAGACCTGTGCCGATTGTTGTTTAAATACAACAGATAGAGATTCAATTTTAGAGTTACTTAATTAGTTATGCAAATAAGGGGAATTTTATGTCACAACATTGGTATTGCGCCGAAACGGGCCAACCCAGATATACGACTGTCAGTAAAAAAACTGGAAAAGTCCGCAATACTACACTTAGAGATGCCAAAGCTGCGCCAGGAACGCTTGTTCCAAGCGTCAGCACTATTAACGGACAACTATCGAAAGACGGCCTTAATACCTGGTTGCAATCTGAAGCCGTAAAAGCTGCATCAGAAAACCCAAGAGGTCTGCAAGAAGAAGAAAAAGAATATGTAGATAGGATTCTTTATATTGCAAAGCAAAAATCCCAAGAAGCCATGACTAGGGGAACTCTTATACATGACTTCATAGAAGCCTATTACAACCAAGAATACCTGCCAGACATGCCTACCTATGTCCGAAAGGTAGATGAGGCTATAACAGCCCATTTTGGGGTTCAGATGTGGATTCCTGAACAGTCTTTAGTTAACCAAGAAGGCTATGGCGGTAAATGCGATTTATATTGCAAGCCACGCCATGACTTTGATGGGGTCGTAATTGACTTTAAAACTACGGAGAAATCCCCTGGTGATTTAACACCCTACCTAGAGCATACCCTACAATTAGCAGCTTACAGAGAGGTTCTAGCCCCTTCTGCACGATGCGCCAATGTCTACATTAACGGCACTACTAATGAAGTTGCAATCTACGAACACAAAGAACAAGACATTAGGGATGGGTATGAAATGTTCTTGGCCTTACTCAAAATATACAAACTCAAAACTGGGTTAAACTAATCAAGAGGCGGCAGATTGGCTATCCCCTTTGCCAAACCAAACACATCACGGAGTGTTCTGTCGCCTCACCTTATTCTGGGCGTTAAGCCGTCAATGTAGGATGCAGTAATTGGGTAATTTTGCGGCTTTCTCGCCCATTGACAGCAACTGCCAAATACAGCCCAAAAGTGCATGAAATTTCAATAAAAAATCATGCAAAAATACAACACTTAGGGTTTATCCCTATATTAAAGTGCATGAAACTTTAAGAAACTAAATTTTTAAAGGGGAATATCATGGAAAAAGACGGGTATCACATTTGTAGCGTTTATATTGGCAATACTTTAGTTGACCTGTATGGGTATAACCAAGAAATAGAATACGCTTACATTGGCGATGAAAACATAACAGAAATGTTACATCACCTCAATGTTTGGCCTCAGGTTGAAGAATTGGCTGATAACGAAAAGCCTTGGTCATAATGGATATTAGGCGAGTTTTTGAGGGGGAAGCCCCATGCGACAAGTGCGACCA